TTGTGTTATGTGTTGGGATAGTTCTATTAAGAATATAAGTTATTTAAACCATTAAAGGATAATAATAAAATGATAATATTAAACTATACAAGTAAAAAACAATTAAAGGAAAATATTGGTAAAAACCTAAACTATACTGAAACATCATTATTTGGTAACGAATATGTTAGTAATGGATATATAACAGGGTGTAACAGGCCACAAATAACAGGTATAAAAGGGAGGGAATTTTTTGCAAGTGTTACAATGGAAAATAACCTGATAAAATCAGTAAAATAATTTTATAAAATCAGTATTTATTAAACCCCCTGAAATGGGGGTTTTTTATTATGTTTGTAAAGATCTCAAATATATTATATAATTTGGGTTCTTAATTAATAATTTGGAGGTTTGGAAAATGTACGATTATAACCATAACACTACTTTTAATAGAGCCGTATTAGATGATGATATAAATATAGCATTAAAAAAGCATGGCGGGTTTTTTGCATTTGGTAACGAACAATTTATAAAAGCGCATAAACCAAAAATTAAATATGTTTCGTTGGGTGCAGGTTTATATGCACCTAAAAAAACTTATAAAAAATTAGATAATGATATACAAAGTGCTATAAAAAACCACATTAAAAGAGATTTAAAAATTAATGGTATTAAAAAAATTATATGGAGGGAACTTGCGAATTATGAATGTCAAATAGTGGGTAGTGTTGTAGATTGTGTTGATGCTTTAAAAGATTATGGCATAACTAAAAAACAAATAATGCTAGAATGGGATGATTACTTTAATTATTGTATTGAAATGGATTATTTTTAGTGGTGCAATAAACCCAAAAACCTAAACCCCCTTAAATGGGGGTTTTTAATGCCTGAAATACAATAAAATTAAAATATGCAAATAATTTGCACCTTTTGGGCTTATAATTACCCCACCTTAAACAACAAAAGGAAAAACAATGAAAACACTAAACGAAAAAATTAAGACAGTTACAGAAGAAGAACCTTATGTATATCTAACTAGTGAGGAATTAACCGCCCTTGTGAAAATGCGTAAAGTAAATTGTATCAATATATATGCAGAAGTTAAACGCTGGTGTAAAGATAAAAAGCATTATTATCCATCTATGGGTAGTCATATAACAGTATCTAAAAAAGATGCTTTAAGTGTTGTAAAAGATATCGCCAAATGGAGTGAGGTTAAAGGCGAGGAAACATTAACACAAGTTTATATATCTAAAAACTATCGTTATAACCGCAAATTTGAGCAGGTGGACGGGCTTTATATCTCACTCTAGGGTAAATACACCCTTAAATTAGAACCCCCTTAAATGGGGGTTTTTTTTGTCCGTTGTTTTTAAAATCCTGGTGCTATTGTTTAGATCTATTATTCCCACTTAAAAACAGGGGTTTAAAACCTCCAAATATCCCCAAATTTTGCATAAAAACCTAAACCCAACACCAACACAAACCAATAAAAACATAAGTCCAAATAGATAGAGAGAGATAGACACAACACAATAGTTAAATACCAATAAAGAAGTATAGAACCATAGACAATAATTAAACCGTTTCAGGGGATAAATTCAGGGGGATAAATTAAGGGTGTTATAGGTTCTATCCCTCGCATATATATCTCACTCCCAAACATCAAAAAATATTATAATTATTTAACATAATATACCAATCAATAATTATTCTATTAAATACAAGTAAAACCCCCATGTTATAAGGGTTTAAGGCCATATATACATCACTAAAACACCTGAAAAGACTTCGCATAATCAGGGTGTTATGTTAAGTATGGGGTAGGGAGGCTCATTGCTTTAGGTAGTCAATTGGGCACTATCCCTAATACAAAAAACGAAGTTTGAACCTAATACCAATAATCCGATGTTATGTTAAATAAAGTTGAAAGTTAACATAATTTTCTGGTATACTACTTACTATTATTTAAAAGGTTGTATTGTGGGCAAAAAATCCAATAATCCTGCCATGAAGAAGGGCATGGTTTCTCTTAATCCAGCAGGTCGGCCTAAAGGTTCTGTCAATAAATACACCGCCCTCGCAAGAGAGTTGATGTCGAATAAGAGTCCTGAAATAGTGGAAAAGGTGATTTCAAAGGCTATGGAAGGGGATGTACATTGCCTGAAGATGTGTCTGGATAGAATACTACCAGTACACAAGGCTGTAGACCCTAATAGGATGAAAAACGATGCACAGGTGATTATTAATGTTTCCTCTATAGAATCGATTCAGAAACACTTAGGTAATACGCCAGATGAGAAATTGGTTAATCCTAAAGAGAAGAATGATGATGAAGTGGTGGTAAGCGTAGCAGCTAATGGCTGAGTTAAACATTGACTTGCATCCAGCACAGCTAGAGATATTCAATTCCGAGAAAAGGTTTAAGATTGTTGCTGCTGGTCGTAGGTTTGGGAAGTCTTATTTATCTGCATGGTTGTTGTTGATACAAGCTATACAGGCTGATAGTAAGGATGTGTTCTATATTGCTCCTACCTTTCAGCAAGCTAAAGACATTATGTGGGGTATGTTAAAGGAATTAGGTCGAGATCTAATTACTGCTGCCCATGAGAATACTGCTGTATTGACTTTGATAAATGGTCGTAAGATTTATCTTAAAGGAAGTGATAGACCTGAAACGCTAAGAGGCGTAGGACTTGCATATTGTGTGCTAGATGAATACGCTTCGATGAAGCCAGTTGTATGGGAACAGATAATTCGCCCTACTCTTGCTGATGTGCGTGGTGGTGCTTTGTTTATAGGAACGCCATCTGGTAAGAATCATTTCTTTGATTTATACCAGGATGCTTTCGAGGATGATGATTGGGATGCTTTTCAATATACTTCTATTGATAACCCCTTTTTACCTGCTGATGAAGTAGAGGCTGCGAAGAAAACAATGTCCTCTATGTCGTTCAGACAAGAATTTGAGGCATCTTTTGAAACATTTACTGGTGGCATCTTTAAGGAAGATTGGTTTAAGGTAGATGAAGAGCCAGAAGAGGGAAGTTATGTTATTGCTATCGACCCTGCTGGTTTTGAGGCGATAGAGAAAGAACGGAATTTAAAACGCTCTAGGTTGGATGAAACAGCCATTGCGATTGTAAAAATAGATAGAGATAAGTGGTGGGTGAAGGATATAGTCCATGGCAGATGGAATGTTAAGGAAACTGCCAAAAAGATTCTTCATAGTGCGATTAAAGTGGAAGCTGCTACAGTAGGAATAGAAACAGGATCACTTAGGAACGCAATTCTTCCTTATTTGGAAGATGAAATGAGAACAGAAGGCAGATGGGTAACTATTGTCGAATTACGCCACGGAGGCAAGAAGAAAACAGAGAGAATTACATGGTCGTTGCAAGGAAGAATGGAACATGGTCAGATTTCCTTCAACCCAGACAAGGATTGGAGGGATTTTAAGTCACAATTACTTGATTTCCCGAACCACTTGGCACATGATGACCTTTTAGATGCTCTCAGTTATATTGACCAAGTAAGTGTGGCCGATTTCGCCCACTCAATCGAATTAGATGATGAATGGAGGCCAATAGACAATGTTGCTGGGTATTGAAGAATTTAATGATTTATCGGAAGAAGAATTCAACAGATTGGTAGAGTTTAGTAATAATCAAGAGAATCTAAAGGAACGCTATGTAGTTGCTTGCCAGATTATATCGAATTTAACTGCTGAATTAGACACCAATGCTGGAGATGATGAATCTGTAGATTTAACGATTTGTAAACTGTTAATGGATGGATTGATAGAAGTTGAACCAATGAGTAGGAAATTACACTAAATATGAATACAGAAACTAAGTATCAAGCATTAGCAAGTTGGCTAACCTATAGACTTGAGGGGTGGCGAACACATAGAAACATCAATTATATCCCGATGTGGGATGAATATTACAGGTTATGGCGTGGTATCTGGTCTGCTGAAGATAAAACTAGACAAACCGAAAGATCCAGGCTTATTGCTCCTGCCCTACAACAAGCGGTAGAATCAAGCGTTGCAGAGCTAGAAGAAGCCACATTTGGGCGAGGAAAATGGTTCGATATCAAGGATGATATGCTTGATGAAGATCCAAGCGATGCAGAATATGTACGAAACTTACTACAGGAAGATTTAGAGAAAACTGGTGTAAAAGATGCTATTTGTGAGGTTTTTCTCAATGGTGCGATTTATGGAACGGGAATTGGCAAAATTGTTGTCAAACAAAGTATAGAAAGAGCACCCTCAGAAGTTCCCATAGAGGGAACAATGGCTACAACCAGAGAAATAGTCGAATATCCATCAATAGATGTTCATGTTGAGCCGATTTCCCCCAAGGAATTCTTGATTGACCCATCAGCGAACTCAATCAACGATGCTCTGGGGGTTGCTCACGAAGTAATTAAACCTAGATACCATGTGGTAGAGGGCATCCAGAGTGGTATTTATAGAGATGTACCCCTTAATGGTGACTATGATACTGTTAAATTCGGCTATGATCCCGAAACTAAGCAAGCAGATGAGTCCGATTCGGTCAAAATATGCGAATATTGGGGTAAAGTACCCAAAAGATTCCTAAAACCTGGTAAAGATAAGGATGATTTTGAATATAAGAAGAAAGATGAGCTGGTAGAGGCGGTTGTTACCATGTGTAATGACGAATATATCCTCAGAGTAGAGGAAAACGCCTTTATGATGGTAGATAGACCCTTTATTTCCTATCAACACGACATTGTACCCAATAAATTCTGGGGTCGGGGCGTGTGTGAGAAAGGTTACAACCCTCAAAAGGCACTAGATGCTGAAATGAGGGCAAGAATTGACTCTTTGGCACTTACAACAACACCAATGATGGCAGCAGATGCCACAAGATTGCCAAGAGGCGTAAAGTTCGAGGTGCGAGCTGGTAAAACTGTCCTGACCAATGGTTCTCCAAGAGAGGCAATCATGCCTTTAGACATGGGTACAACAGATCAAAATACATTCAACCAGGTCGCATCTCTTCAGAATATGATTCAGATGGGTACAGGTAGTAATGACCAGGCCCAAGCAGGAAATGAAACAGCTAGTGGTATGTCGATGCTACAAAGTGCTGCAATTAAGCGACAAAAACGAACATTAATGAATTTCCAGAATACATTCCTCATTCCACTTATTAATAAGGCTATGTGGAGGAAGATACAGTTCGATGTAGAGCGTTATCCTGTGTCAGATTACAAGTTCATACCTTACTCGACTATGGGAATTATGGCAAAAGAGCTGGAAATGACTCAAATGGTACAGATGCTACAAACTATACCACAGGATTCACCTGCTTTCGATGTTATTCTATTGGCATTATTCCAGAATTCAAGCATCCATAACAGAGATCAGATTGTTAATGCTCTAATGCAGGGCAATCAGCCAAACCCACAACAAGAAGAGATGCAACAAATGGGTATACAACTTGAAATGCAACAACTTCAAGCAAATGTACAGAAAACTCTTGCTGAAGCCAAGGAAGAAGAAGCTAAAGCAATCAAATGGCAGGCTGAGGCTATGAGTGATCAACCTAATGAATTACAAATACAAGAAAAGATACTTAAACTTCAGAAAGATGCGGCATCGGTAGAGAAAACCATTGCAGACATCGAGAATATGCGATCAGAAACTGCAAGGAATATTCCAGAAGTAGAACATCTGAAGTCAGAAACAATTTTAAATCTAGCAAAAGCCAGAGAGGCTGGAACTAAAGCGGTAATAAATACAGTTCAATAAAAATAAATGTCAAAAGAAGATATACAGTTCCTAGAAGATAGGCTTTCCATGATGGAAACTGAGGGATGGCGAGATTTAATAGAAGATTTTAAGAATTTAGAGAATAGTGCTGGAAATATCGACACTATGAACTCTGAGCAAGACCTTTGGCACGCCAAGGGTCAG